GTGTCGCGTAGGCCATTACTTCAGCGCGGCTTGTGCTTCAGTCAACAGCGCAACGAGGTCGTCACGCTTCAGCGTCGCGGCGTAAGCAATACCCAATTCGTCTAGCTTAGCTTTGATCTGTGGAACAGTCAGCTCACCCGCAGCGGCCTCGACGTACTCTTCGTGAACGGTGACGTCGAAATTCTCACGCTCAATGATTACGAATGCACCTTGCGACGCAACGTCGGTCGATTTGATCCGCATCGTTTCAATTTGTGCCATTTTTATCTCCAATTTGCCATAGAAAAACGCCCCCGAGAATCCGAGGGCGCTTAGTTCGATTAACCCAGCAAGAGGCCGACGTGCTCTTCTTTTGCCACACCAGCGCCCCAAGCTAAGCCGAGTTCGTAGCGCACTTGACGATAGCCCTTATACAGCCGCAGCTCGAAGGTAATGCCCGAACGCGGATCGGTAACCATCATCGCGTCGTCTGCGCTGTCACCCTCTTCCGGCAACTCAGGCGCAGCCGTAGCCAGCCAGATTGCGGAACGGTCAAAGATCATATTGCGCGCAGCAGCCCCGACCACAGTGATCGCGGTCGCACTTGCGGCGATAGCCTTCATCAAGCCGGGAGCTTGCAGGGTGATCGTGTCGCCCGCAGCAGGGTTAGCGCCGGGGATCGTTGCCGATGCCACGACGTACTTGTTGGCATCGCCTGCGAACGTAATCACATCACCCACCGAGACTTTTCCAGTGCCTGCCGTCGCCAGAGTCACAACTGTCGCGCCCTTAGCGTAGCCCGCAGCATTGGTCGTAGCCGAAGCCATCGTGCCCGCTGTGCTGGTGACAATCTGCGCCGACTCGCGCAGGCTGAAACCGTGGACGTTCAATAGTTCACCTTGACGCAGCAGCGCATCAGTGCCACCCTCGTTTGCGCGGGTCAGGTTGGACAAGGTGCGCACGTTCGCGCCCGCTGCCGTATCCATCACAAGTTGCAAGTCAGAAGTCGGCGCACCGTTATCAACCAGCAGTTTGCGGCCTTGAGCGGAATCACCCAGAGTGGACGCAAAAGGGGTCGTTCCCGCTGTACCGTAAGCGCGGGAGGCTTTCACATGCAGCGCCGCCAAGTCAGATTCAACCTCGTTGGCAAGGGTGCGCATCGCTTGCGCGATTTGTTGCTGACGCACGTTAGCGAAACCGAACGAGCCGGAAACCTTGCGCTGTTCGCCACCAGTCCATTGAATCGGCACAGCGCGCGCCTTGCTGATAGTCCAGTTCTTCGGGGAAATAACTTGTCCACCAGTGTCGGGAGGGGTAGAGCCGGGCGTAATGTCTGCGGCGGTCGAGCGAGGTGCGACAAATGAGGTGATATTTTGCCCAACTGCCGCACGATCCGCGATACTCTGCATTGCTACCGCAGGAATCATCCCGGTCAACTCTCGACTAACTACGTCCATCGCCTCATAGACGTCAGGGATGATCCCCGTCAGAGTGTTGGGCGATACGCTCAGAATCAACCCATTGCGACCCATGAAGTTGAACAATGTGACGTTGATTTTGTCACCCAAAGACCACAGAAATGCGGTCAGTACAGAAAATACGTTTTTCATTTTGTAAGCTCCTGAAAATTGAAAGGGGTTAGTTTTTGGCATCGCGCCGACTCTGGCGGGTTACGCACCGCCCTGCGACTAGCAAAAATCCCCCTTGCAATCGGGTCTTGTTCAAATTGTATGCGCAGAAATGCAAAACGGCAAGCCATTTACGCGGCTTGCCGTTCGCTAGGTGTGGGCGCTTAGTCAACTATGGCGACGCCCGCCTTAACTTTCGCAGCGCGTGCCGCTGGGGGCAATGCGTCAAAGTCTGCGCGCTTGATTTGCACGCCGCCACCCTCATTTCGCCCGCCGCCCGAACCGCTACCTTCCATGCCAGTGGCTGACACAAGGTACGGGTTTTTAGTCAGGAAGCCCGAAACCAACTTTTCCACACTTAGGCGCGCGCCCGCGTCATCCGTTGCTACACCTTCACCGGATTTGACGAAAATCTCGCCCTTATCGTCAATGCCGACCGACTCGCGCACCAGTTTAGCCACTACTTGCGGATCAACGGCGCGACCCTTAATCGCGGCGCTTGCAATGGCTTCATCAATCAATTTGCCTTCGTAACGCGCACGCATACTGTCGCCGTATTCCCGCGACTTTTGCGCCGCCGTGGTCAATTCGGCTTCCTTAGCCTTAAAGTCAGCATTCGGCTTTTCGATAGCCTCTTGAAGCGTCTTGATCTGGCTTGTCGCCTCGGTGAGCTGCTCTATCGCATCCTTTTTAGCGCGCCGATGCGTCGCGGCCTCGGCGTTCAACTCTTCGACACGCTTCTCCAAGCCTTTGTAGCGATCTAATTCTTCTTGCGTAATTTCTGGCATAGTGTAATCCCCGTGATTGTTTGCAAAACTGCCGCTTGATTATAACGGCATCGTTAATAGTGTCAAGTTATTGCGACGCTTCGGACGCAGCCGCCATCGGCGCGTTAAGTACGGGAATCCATCTGTGGATGCAGTTCCATCCTCCGCGCACCACGAACGGGTCGCCCGCCTTTTTACCCTGCCACTTTTTGTCACGCCACGCCTCAATTTCATCAATCGAATAGATTTTGCCGAGGTGCGACAAGCACCACGCGCGCGAATCCGTAACCGTTGCCCCAGAATATTTGAAAAACTTCAACCCCGCGCGCTTCGACTTTTGCAACATGACCGCCGTGTAGGTCTCCATGTAACCCGTGCGTAAAATTGTATTTGCGTGCGTTTCCATTGGAGCGCCCGCACGATCAGTGCCGCCCCGTAATATCTGGCGGATTTGACCCATGACCTCGGCGCGCTTCGTGCCCGCTATTGCGGATATGTAAATGGCCTCGGTAATTTTAGACTGTGCCGCCATGCTCACGGCCTCAAGCTCGAATTTTGTGTTGCGCATCAGCGCGTCAAGTAACGCCGTGTCTGTTGCGGTAAATGCTCCCGCGATGCCGATGCGCGCCAACTCCTGCGCAGCGAGGCGCGCGGCCTTCGCGTAGCTGCTTACAGTCTCGGAAATTACACCGTCAAATTCGAGTGCAAACACCGCAGCCACATCGGCGCGAAGCTGCAACGCGGCGGCGATTCGCACGTCGTTCAAATCCGTTTGCGGTAGGGCGTACAGGTCATCAATGCGCACCTGTATCGCCCGCAGCGCATTGCCGATAAGTCGCTCATTACGCGCTAGATCGCTCTCAAATGTCATCGGCTATGATCCGATTGATTTCGGCAATATCGCCGCTTGATATGTCAAAAAATGGCCGCCCGTTGTTGTGGTTGCCGACGGCCTTGTCGTTTTGCAGTAAGTCAGCGAATAGGACGGTTACGCGCGACCCGCTGACTCGCCACGTCATTGCGCCAAGCATTTTTCCAGTAAATTGCAAATTGGGCGCGTCAGTGCGCCGCCCCTTATGTTTCCTAAATTCAGCATAATCCTTTGAATACGCTGCCATTTTCGAGCCACTAGGTAACACGCCTCGGTCGCACCTGTCGGAAATCGCCCCGACAACATACGCCCCGACGCGCTCTAGGTTCGGACGCTCGCAGCGCTTGCCCGCATCCAATAGGTTAGCAAGCGCCGCATTGAGCCCGAGGATCGAACTAGACACCGAACGAAGCCCCGCCCAATTCAGACGCAGGGGGGCGCGACAACTCTGCCTCTACAGCCGCGACCTCTGTCGGCTTGTCGTCCCCCATCATTCGGCGCGCAATATCTTTACCCATTTCCGCCGCAAAGGTTGGCGAAGTGACCACAGTTTTCGCCTTAATCAGCGTGTCAATGTCGTGAGCTAGGTCGCGCACCCCGTAGCTGTCGGAGTATTCAACATTACCGTCGAATTCAACGCGCAGCCACTTGGCAACAAGCCGCAAGATGCGAGCCTCAGTCATTCCAGCAGATTTACCCTTATCCGCGAGCAGCGCGTTAAGTTGCTGAAATTCAATCTCAAGCGCGACACCGCTCTGCGCACTTTTGGCGACGCGCGCCGTCGTGTGCGCCGCTCTCGCCACTTGGTGAAGGTCGGAAATAAGCGCGTCACGCCATTGCAGCATCAGCGCAAGGCTGGTGTGGGTCGGCTCTACGTAGCGATGCCCAACTGTGTCACCGCTCGCCCGGATCACGCCGTTACCCGTGCCGATTTCAATATCGTCGGTCTCGGTCGCGCCCGTGGTTGGCAAACTGTCGGCGGGGATTTCGATCAACGGGAACGCTGCCGAATCCACGACCTCGAATGCTGCCGTGTCGAGCTGATAGATTCGGCGATTTATGTAGGCAATGTCGGCAACGTCGCTTGTCGCCTCGAATCGATCAAAGCTCGCGCGATTTTTGTGCAACACAAAGGGGATTTCCCCTAGCGGATTAGGCGTAGATAGTAGAAATTTCGGCTCGCGATACTCCGGGCACTGTTCGTACAACTCAACAACGTCGCGCTTCCAGACTTTAAGATGGTGCGACTCTTCAGCTAGCACAAGCTCAGTGAGTACAGGGCGACCGCCCGCAACTCGTTGGAACTTAAAGTCCCATATATCCTCCGGCTCATAAAGAGCGAGGTATGGTCGAACGTCCTGCGCCAGTTCCTCGGCTAACGTGGTGACCTTGATCGACGGCTTATCTACGATAACGCCAAAGATTCCGTAAACGCTACCCCGCTCGACCACACCTTTGATGCACGTTTCGTAGTCGTTACCCTCGAAATCCGCGTCAGTCTTGAAGCGCTCAAATAGTGGATTTCCGGCAAGTGTGCCGAATTCTCGGGAAATTGGGGCGCGGAACAGGTGCGCGTTGTATAGGTCAATAATGGGGGCGCAAAAATTGACGTAAACCGATTCCTCACAGCGCCGCTTAAATGCGTCGGGGGTTTCACGTTCGTGCTTTTTCAAATAGCCCTGCTTAGTGTATTCCTCCCCGCCAGAATAGGAATACTCGAAAAATTCCAAAGTTTCGAGCATCTTGCGCATTTTCTCATTACGCTTGAATAGTTCCACAGGTCAACCCCCTTCATTTTTCTCAGGATGCAAATGACCACAAGTCGGACATACGCACGAACAATGTGCGAACCGCTGCCACTTATCCGCATCAAGCCGGTCACGCTCTTTGCACCGTGGACATTGATATACCAGCGCCGAGGCTACTAGCGTCACGATTAGTAGTAGCGCCAGCAGGATTACCCAGATTGGAATGGTGATAGTCATATAATCCCCTTATGCGGTCAGCAAGGCCAGTTGTGCGGCGGTTAGCTGGATAGGAAATGCGCGCTGTTCCTTCAGCGTGAAAATATTGGACGAGGCTGAATACTCGATATTCGTCGGCAATGAAGCAAGCACCGTGGTCGAGGCATTCGATACACTCGCGCCATTCACGGCAAGGTGGAACCCACCAGCACCCCAAGAAATAGCCATTTTGCCGGCACTGCCCACCGCAACCGTTCCAAGCGATTGCGTAACGCTCACCCCCGCCACCGTTTTAGTCGCCGTCACCGTGCCGCCACCAGTAACGTCAAGAGCGATGTAGTTGCTTGCGTCAACATAAACTCGGCATACTCGGCTAGTCGAGGTGTTGCTTGGCGAAAATGTCCCCGCAATCGCCCCCGCCGACGCTGTGATATTGACTGCAGCCAGCTCGGTGAGGGTGTCAGCGTTACGCGTTACGCCCCCCGTGGTCGTGGAAATTAGCGTTGATGCGTTATCACCTAGTTCAGCCTGCGCCCCCCAGACATAAAATCCAGATACCCCATCCCCTAGATACGTTGGCATTTCGGCGGTTGGCGAATTAGAGATTACTGCTCCAACACTCGGAATTCCTGTATACGTCGCAGTCATTTGGCAACGATACCAACCATTAGGATATGGTTCTATCTTGGCAGAGTTAAACTGCGTTCCGCCTGTGCCAGCCACTGTGCCAGCCACTAGATCAAACGAAGCAAATGCAATGCCTGCGCCTACCCCTATCGGCCTTAACTGGAAGTATCTATTCCCTGCTTTATTCTTAACGAACCTAGAAACAGTCCACTGTGCCGCTGTCATTGGCTGAGTATGCTGTTGATAACGAGATGTGTTAGCTGTGTTTTCGACCATCGAATCGGCGGTTA